GCCAGTGTTGGTAAAACTGAGTGAAGATCTATTGGCCAAAATGCCAGCCATTATTGACACTGTAAGTACAGCACTTAAAAATTTAGAACCATTGTTTAGTCTAATAGGCACAGTATTGACTGATCTTGTATTTCCAGTTTTACAAAAAGTATTTGAAGTATTGGGCACAATTGCAACAGCTATAGCACCATTGGTTGAGAGTGCAATACCAGGACTAAAAGGCGCATTTGACGCACTTGTGGAAATAGTTAAATCAATTGTAGGTTTCTTCCAGGGTGTGGCAGATAGTTTACAAGGCATATATGACAAAGCAATACAATTAAAAGATGGTGTAACAGGAACATTCAGTGGAATGGCTGACAGTGTTAAAAATACAACCAAAGATATGACTGGTAGTGTTACTGGTTGGTTTGGTGACATGTATCAAAAAGTTGTTGGTGGATCTATTGTTCCTGACATGGTAAATGGTATTATTGCAGAATTTATACGCATGAACAAAGGCATGTCAAAACAAACTAAACAAGCAACCAGTAAAACAATGACTGCATTTGAAAGTTTAGAAGAAAAAATACTCAGCAGTATGAAAAATGGTAAACTTGCAAGTGGAGACTTTGGTGGCTTCTTTAAAGACACAATGAAAGACTTGGTAATGGACTCACTACGTGGTGGCAACCAACTACAGCAAATATTCAGTGGTTTGTTTGGCAACAATGGCAGTGGTGGCTTTATAGGTAAAATATTCAGTGGCTTTAGTAACTTCCTGGGTGGTGGCTCAGGTGGTGGTGGACTATTCAGTGGCATAAGCAACCTATTTGGTGGTGGTGGAGGAGGTGGAGGCCTCTTCAGTGGTATTGGTAGCCTCTTCAGTGGAGGAGGTGGAGGCCTCTTCAGTGGTATTGGCAGTTTATTTTCTGGTGGTGGACTATTTGGTGGAATAGGCAGTGCATTCAGCAGTTTAACAAGTGGTATTGGTAGTTTATTTGGTGGCTTCTTTGCAAATGGTGGTACACTGGGTGCAGGCAAGTTTGGTATTGCAGGTGAAGCAGGACCAGAACTTATTACAGGACCAGCCAGCATAACACCAATGAGTGATTTGAGAAACAGTGGTCCTGCTCCAGCAGTAAATATAACTATACAAGCAATAGACACACAAACAGGCACAGAGTTCCTGCTAAAGAATAAAAAGCAAATTGAGGGCATTATACAAAATGCCTACAACAGACGTGGTAAACAAGGAATCTACTAAACATGAAAAGAGTATTTACATTTCCAGACAATGAAGCAGACCATTATATTGATCCAGATTTAATTGGTGATGATACAGTAGGTTTTCAGAAACGTATTAAAGAACTTAAAGATGGCACATACATGGCCTGGCAAGGTGCAACACCCAGTGGCAGTGTAGATAATATTATGAGTGATTTAAGTAAGTTTAACAACGCACCTTGGTTGGAAAATGAAGGTGGCAATAATACTATAAACGCTTTTTGGAAGACACCATTTACAGCAACAGATATGGAACTTATTGAAAGTGATATTAGCAGTGCAACAGCAACAGATGGTGTAGATAGTTTGATTGAGTTCAGTGGTGACCATGGTTTTTATTCTGGTCAAAAAATGACACTCAGTAATTTTGACAACGCTTGGAGTGGTTTAAATAGTGATAGTTTATACGTTGACAAAATAGATTCAGATACAATTAAATTATGCACTGACAGTAATTTAACACTTCCAATACAATTTTATGATTTAGAAAATTGTGATGTAGATGCTGCAACAGCAACAAACCCTGCAATATTTCAAAAACCAATAGCTGACCATGATCTACAGGGTGGCACACTTGTACGTGCAAGTAATTTTGATGGAGACTTTGCACAGTTTAATGGTAGTGATTTTTATGTAAGACAAGTAGGTCCCAATGGTTTCAAACTAAGTTATGATAATGTTGGTAATGATTTAATAGAGTTTCCACAACAACAATTTGATGTGCCAATTGAACAAATAAATGTGTTGGCTAATGGCCAACTACAAATGGTGGTAGATCCTACTGCACTTGAAAATCCAGATGGTACAGAAGTAACTTTTGATCCAAATAACGCTACAGTGTTTGGTATTCAAGGTGCTAACACTGGTTTGAGTACTGCACTTAGTAATCCATATGGGTTTAGTAATGTATATCTACAAAATACAGGCACAACACATCTTTATGATTTAACAACTGATGCTGCAGGTAATAATCCTGCATATGTTTATAGTATAACAGACGTAACAGGACCAGATGAATTAGAAATAGCTAAAGGTATCACAACACAATTAAACTTAGTCAACAACAAGTATTTCTTAAAATATTACATTTATGATGCTATTTCAGGTAATTTAGATGGCAACCTTTTTAATTTTCACAGCGTAAACCCACTAAGTATGAGTAGTTTGAATAGCGTACCAGCATCTGGCAGTTATACTGGATATAGGTTAGATCATCAATCAGGCTCAGAATATGAATTACTGCACCCAACATCTTTTGGTAATCCCAACAGTGGTAGAGTAGAACTTGATTATGATATTTTAAACGCTAAAAAAGTAAGATATACACAGCCATCTGATGACAAATTCTTCTTTCATGATATTAAAGACAGTGCAGGTGTTAGTATAACAACAACTAGCTATATACTAAATGCTGATACTATCAGTGACGTTACAGAAATTAACACAAAATGTCTTGGACAAATGACCACAGCACGTGCTAGTGATATAGATAATTTACCCACATATGGCTATGCAATCAATACCAGAAGAACAGCAACATATCAAAGTGATAGTATTATTGACCTCAGTGGTAGTGGTGCCCCCCATGAAGTAAGTCAAACTTTTGGCACTGCTGGCTTAACAACATATGAGACACTAGATGCATCAGGCACATCCAATAGTCTATGGAACATGGAACCTGAGGTAGCTGGACATTTTGAGGTTATTGAAGCTCCCCTTGGCGCAAGTGACCAAGACGCATGGGTGCGTGAGATTCACACACAGTATAATATTGATCCACAAAATGTTGTAGGTAAAGTATTTGTTATGGACTGTGGAAGAGGATCAGATTATAATAGTTTTACGCATGCAACTACAAGATATTATTGTATAACAAAAGTATACACAGCATCTTCAGTTCATGGCCCAGAAAAAAGAGTTGGTATTCAACTTTTTGCAACAAACACAGATGGCAGCTTAACAACTGCACGTAGAAAGTATACAAATACATTTCCTCCATGGGTAAATGAAACATGGGCTATAACTTTTGGATCAGGTAGTAAGAAAAGATTTAAAACATACAATTTGGCAATGTATGACAGAGAAGGCACAAGTGGCAGCAACACAGTGACACTAACATGGCCAACAGATTTTGATTCCATCACAGGCAGTGGCACTGCACCAGGTGGTTCTAGATATGATTTGGGAACCAGTCACAGTTTAACTTGGACTGCAGGGCAAAATGTTACACTACGTGTAAAGAGAACAAGTGATAACGCAGTTTTAAGAACAACAAAACATGCTGCTAGATATAGTCATGATGATCCTGCAGTTACAGGAAGCAGCAATACAACTTTTACACATCCAAGGTATATGTGGTTGTTCAACTTAAATGATGATGGCACATATCAGACAACACCAACTATAACTGACTTTACAAATGAAGTCACAGGCAGTAGACAGGCTTATAGTGGAAGTGACTTTACTGATCCCTTTTATCTTGAAATAGAAATACACAATGACTACTTTTGGCAAAGGAATAGCAATGTATTTTGGTATGAGCCTCCAGCAGATAACAGACTATTTGTAAGTGGTTCACTGGATGTCAATCTTACTGACAACAAGATATATGGTATTCCTTATGGCACATATAATGATGAAGTTACTACATTTGACACAGTAGCACAGGTTTGGACAGATGCAACACAAGGCACACTTATAGAAGTTTATACGCCACCAACAGAAAATATTATACCAGTTTTAGATACAACTGATGCAACACAAGGCACACTTACAATTGAAGACAATGAAACTTACAGGTATAGAATGACTAATCCAAGATTGTTCATGCCAGGTAATTTAACATATATGCAACGCACTGGTGCAAGCACATATGTCAATAATGCAGAACTAAATGATGAAAGATATCAGATAGCAGGTTATGAAAACACAGAAGACAGCTATGGTGAATGGCCAGTAACTACTGTTAGCACAAATGGCAGTGGCTATGTAACAGGTTTTAGTTATGACAGTGAATTTCCTGGAGCATTTCCTACTGCAAATGACGTTTTGTTTGAAGTAGAAGCAGTGCCAGACACATATACACCACCAGCACAAAGTGTTGCAAGTCAACAAGACAACTGGGACTTGGATGATGCTTGGACATCTACAGCATATGTAGGTGGCAGTGGTAAAAAAGAATGGCCTGATCATGTAACACCAAGTACTGCACAAATTACGCTGAACTCACCAACTATTGTAAACAAAAGTCAAAATGGTATAAAGTATTCACGCAAAAGTGGCTTTACAAAATGGACACTGGAAGTTGAATATCCACCAATGACAAAAGGAGATTTTCAGATCTTTCATGGTATTGCACAAGCAGCACAAGGACAAGCAGTGCCCTTCTTGTTCAAATTAAACAACAAAGATGGTAACAACATATTGTGGAAAGAATGGTTCAAGAACACAGATGGCACAATACTACCACTGTTTAAAGAAGATATGGCAGCAGTAACTACAACAGCATTGTTTGAAGGTTTTGCAAGTGATACAACTCAAGCATTTGCCAGAGGTGAAGTTATAGGTTTAAATGGTGCAAATGACAATGGTGATTTGCACACAGTTTTAACTGATGTTGATTCAAATGCATATGGTGAAGCAAAAATACGTATTACATATCCTGTAAAAGAGGGCAACACCAAAGGAACTCAAGCACGTAAAAAACCAAATAGTTGTGTAGTAACACTCAACAATGATGATTTTACATACAGTGTGGATCACATGGGATATTATTTGGTAAGCGTATCATTTGAATTGGACAACTACAAATGACAATGACACTAGACCAAATTGTAGCACAGGAAGTAATTGAATATTATGATTGTGTTGCTGTGAATATAGATAGCACACACAATTATTATTACACACAAGCACCTTATAACTTAACACTGAGTGATGGCAACACATACGTTGCTGCAGGTGGCTTATTAAAAATGAGTGAGTTTGTTGACAATGCAAACTTTAGTATTGAAAAACTAAATGTAGGTTTAGCAGGTATTGTAGATATGCAGGGCAGTGACAGTGCTTTAATTACAATACAAAGCCTACAATATATAGACAAACCTCTTACAATATACAGAGCCTTTATTGTAGACCACGCAGTAGAACACCAAGTTGTGTTATACAAAGGTTATATTGATAACATTACAGCAACGTTTGTAAGTGAAGGTGACAGCACACAGGTAGAAATACAAACCAGCAGCCATTGGACAGACTTTGACAGAGTCAGCAGTAGATACACAAACACCAAAAGTCAGCAGGAGTTTTATCCAACTGACACAGGTTTTGCTTATGCTGTTGATGTGCAAAAAGAGGTTGTTTGGCGTGAAGCAAGTTAATCTACTTAAACTTGGCCTGTGGCTGGGTGCAAAACAAAACCAACCCTGGGTGCGTGGTCAAAATGATTGTTGCACCTTATTCCTGGAATATCATGATCATATGACTGGTGAGAATCAGCTGGATACCTTCAAGGGTAAATACAATGACTTAAAGAGTGCAATTAGATGGGCAAGGAAATTTCCCAAGGTGCATGAATGGTTTCCAGCACATGGTTATGTGCAGGTAAAAGTGCCATTAGATGGGGATATAGTTATGGTTCACAACCACAGATACTTTCCCAGCAGTTATATTGTATGCAATGGTTATGCATGGGGTATAATGGATGAGGCAACTAGGATGACCAGACATGAGCTTGAAGCTCCTACAGTAGAATACAGTATTTGGAGATATAAACATGGGTCTTGATCCAATAACAAAATTTATTATTAGAATTGCTATTGCTGCATTCAGCTATATGCAACAGCGTAAAGCACAAAAGAAAGCTGAAAGACAAGCACGTGCAGCACGTTCTAATGTTCTAGTAAACAAACAATCAAACAATGATCCAATATATCCACTGTATGGCAGACAGCGTATGGGTGGCACACGTGTGTTTATTGAAGCCAGTGATGGTGCAGGTAATATTCAGCAAATAACAGTGCCAGATCCAGCAGAGCCAGATAAAACAGAAGTAACAAACACAACACACCTAAACATGGTGTTGGCTATGTGTGAAGGTGAAGTAGACACCATAGAAGAACTTTGGTTTAATGATACAAAAGTTTGGGAAACAGCTGATGGTGGAACAATCACTGCAAACAGTAGTGGTGGTTATGATTTGGGTGGCTTTAAGAGTGGCACAAAGTTTAGCAACACCAGTTACACCATGAGTTGGTATCCAGGAACAACCACACAGACTGTAGACACCAGAATGCAAACAAGTGTTGGCAGTGGTGTTTGGCCTTCAACAGCAAGATTACGTGGCATAAGTTATTTGGCAATGGTATTAAACGCAAGTGCTGATTGGGGAGGCAACTTACCAACATTTACAGCAGTGTTGGCTGGTAAACGTATATTAGATGTAAGCACACTGGTGACTGGAGATACTGATAGTAGCCTAAACAGTGGTAATTATACTGTGGGTGCAGACCAAAACCCAGCAGATGTACTGTATGATTTGCTGA